AGGGCGTAAGCGTCCTGTAAGTGATAGCGATGGTGTTGTTGCACACAATTATGCTGTTGTTGTTCAACCGGAAGACCCAGAAGTTCAAGGCTTCTGCATGGAGAAAACGACAGTTTCCGTTGAAGACACTTTTACTTCTGCTGACGGTGGTGTTTGGGCATACACTTTTGATGCTTTGAAAGCAGCCGCCGACAAAAAGCAAATTCAATGGGGTAAAATTATTGTCACTCCGAACACTGGTACACCAACTAAAATTGAATGCGATCCTGAAGACGAATCCGGAGATGGAGATAAATTTGAAGTTGCTCCCAATCCCGGTGGGTAATAAGTTTTTGATAGGTAATGCCAAGCGTGGGGGCTTCGTACCCACGTGTTCTGCGTATCTGGTGTAACGGTAGCACATATACACTCCATGTATAAAGTTGTGGTTCGACCCCACAGTTGCGCTCAATATAATTTATTTTGCATGGACAAAGAAGGGAAAATAATAGAAATGGATATTGCAGATACTATCATGGAAAGACCTTATGAGTTCCATATAGGAGAAATGCAATTCTACTTATACCCTGCCACATTGGGTAAAATATACCTTTTATCACGTCTTACCGAAAATTTAGAAATAAATAAAGACTTCCTTTCTATAAATCCATATATGGAAGCATTACGATTATGCGATTCCAAAAGAGATATTATATGCAAAATATTGTCTTACCATACATTCGATAAAAAGGAAGAATTATTCAATAGCCACCTAATAAATGAAAGACGAAAGCTATTTGAAGACAACCTCTCGAATGAAGAACTTGCTCAACTATTCATAATAGTGTTATCAAAGGATAACATTGACCAGTTTATTCAACACTTCAAGATTGATATTGAGAAAAAAGAACAAGAAAAAATATCAAGAATCAAGAAAAAGAAGTGTAACACTATAACCTTTGGAGGTAAAAGTATTTATGGAACTTTGATAGATATAGCCTGCGAACGCTATGGCTGGACTATGGACTATGTTGTATGGGGTATTAGTTATGCCAACCTGCATATGTTACTTAATGATTACATAACATCTATATACCTTACAGACGACGAGATAAAGAAATATCATATATCTACGGACCGAACATTTATAAACGGGGACGATCCTAAAAATATGGATAAAATAAAAGGCATGAAGTGGGACTAAAACTCAATGAATTTACCTCGGTCGTATTCACTATAAGAAAAACATATATTATGTAAAAGTGCGTTATTATCCTCGTCAACATTAATTACTTTATATCCATAAAAATAAAACATAGGCCATGTAAAGCCGTCAGGTTTATAAAGTATTACAGCCAAATATACCCCTGTTTTTATGTCCTCAAAAATATTTATTCCAGAAAACGTGTCAGATGTATATGCGGGAGTCAACTCATTACCCGACTTATCTCTTAAAACTTGAGAATCGCCGTACTCCATTGTAGACATATAGCTGTCATCAAAGTCTCTTGCTGTTTCATATTCATATAAGCGAACCAAAGAAGGAGATGCAATTTTATTATCACATTTTACATTAATCATTACTGATAATATCTCAGGATCATTATCTGAGCAAGATGTAATGGATAAAGCACAAACTATGATTAGCAAAAACTTTCTCATAATTCTAAAATTTGTATTAGTTACGTTTGTCATTTTTCTAATTCATTTTTCTTTGCAAGCCAATAATTCGCCTCTTTCAATGCCAAATCAAGACCCTCTTTAAGACCATCGGCATAATTAAAAATATCATCGATAGTCTCGATGTCAATCCATTCATTCGTCTTGTAGTTATCCTTTGGCAAGCATATTTTTTTACTCCGTTTCCCTATATAAATGCGGCAAATCCACCACCATGTACTACCATCTATGTTCACGGAAAAATAAGTCTTGTAGTCGTTATATTGAATACGAGATACATCTACATACTGCCTCAATATACTGCGCACAATGTTATAGGCATCTATCTCCTCTTGTGTAGTAACTATACCTTTTTCTCGGTCTTGAAATACTACACCATCGGGAAGTTTTTCTTCGTTTATTTCGTCCGACTGTTGATTTCCATTCTCAACCTCCTGTGGCATTTGCTTTTCCTCCTTATTCTCATTCTTCATAGCCACATTCAAACGGTCGGATATAATATCGTTAATCACCGAAGCAATGGATTTCTTAACAATAGGTCTATATTGGTCCACAAGTTTTGCCGTATATTTCCCATCATTAAGATTACGGACAAAATAACGTGTAAATTCATCGTCCGGCATTTGGAAATTACGATTAAGCATTTCTTTTACTTGTATCGTGATTTGTAACTCTTGTGCCGTACTCAATATATCTTGCTCATTATAATAAGACTTATGAAACTTTTTCAGTTGCTCAATATCGTTGTCCGATAAATCGAGCATATTCACCACAAGGAACGGCTTTTCGTCCATTATGTTCACCTTTTCTAAATCTGTATAAAAGCGATATTCTATTCCATTCGTCAAGACCCCAAACCTAGCCTTTGAAGCGACAAAATATCTTTGTAACTGAGTGTCATGTAAATTCAAGTTTTGTTTACAATGCTTGCATTCTATAAGTAGTATAGGATTTTCGTCCTTCATTATGGCATAGTCTATTTTTTCGCCTTTCCTCTTAACTAAGTCACAATCCATTTCCGGTACAACCTCAAAGGGATTGAATACATCATATCCCAATGCTGCTATCACAGGCATTACAAAAGAGGTTTTTGTCGCTTCTTCCGTTGCTATGCTATCCTTCTGTTTAGCAATTTTCTCTACAATCTGTTGAATTGTATCTTTGAAATCCATATCTTATGCTGTTAAGATTGTTTCGTCAAAAGTATAATACAATAATCATTTATTAAAATATTTATACTCATACATTAGTTAAACTTTATTAACTCTATTCTATTTTATTAAAAGTATATGAATTTCATACACTTTTGTATATTTGCAAATGATGTGATGTTACATCTACCCCTTTTAATCGAAAAGACTCATGGCCGGACTTCATTTTGATATAACAGGCGACAATTCTAATTTTCTTCGTAAACTACGAGAAGTAGAAACCGGAGTAACCAATACTTCTAAGGAAATAGAAAAAAATGGATTGGGCATAGAAGATATGTTCAACAAAATGACGAAAGCAGCTGCAGCTTTTGGGGCTGGCTTTACAGCAAAAGAACTTATCCAAAATATTATACAAGTAAGAGGTGAATTTCAACAATTAGAGGTCGCCTTTACCACTATGCTTGGAAGTAGTGAAAAGGCAAACGTCCTTATGGCTCAGCTCACAGAAACAGCCGCCAAAACTCCATTCGATCTACAAGGTGTTGCCAATGGAGCTCGTCAATTACTGGCTTACGGTACTTCTGCTGAAGATGTTAACGAGACTCTTATACGATTAGGGAACATTGCAGCCGGACTTTCACAACCTTTGGGAGACTTAGTATATCTCTATGGTACAACTATGACACAAGGTCGACTTTATACACAGGACCTAAACCAATTCACTGGACGAGGTATTCCAATGATAAAAGAACTTGCCAAAGAATTTGGAGTAGCT